TTTATGAATATTTATGAATATTTATGAATATTTATGAATATTTATGAATATTTCTGAATAATTAGAGGTTAATATAAATAAATAAAAAAATAATAGTAATGAGCAAACATATTAATGAAACTATTGGTGAAGGAAATTTGACAAAATATATTTTGTCAAATGATTCTTATGCTTGCGTAGAAGTATATTTGCTTGGAGCGAATATTACTAGATTTAAAAATTCTCATGGAAAAGAAATATTATTTCAAAATCCAAAATCAAACTATGAAGTTGAGAAACCAATAAGAGCTGGAATTCCAATAATGTAAATATATTTTTAAAATTATTTTTTTTAATTATTAAAAGTTTTCCACAATTTGGCATAGGAAATTTACCACAACATGGATTTGCAAGAAATGTTTTATGGAAAAAAACTAGCCAAGAATCGAATGAAAATATGTCATCGATAACTTTAACTTTAACAAATGAAAATAATATTTGGTCAAATCAATTTACTATAAATTATAAAATTACTTTATTAAATTCTATTGAAAATGGTAAAGAACAATTAAAATTAGATTTGGAAATATTAAATCAAAATTTATTTAATCCATTCGAATTTAATTTTGCATTTCATTCTTATTTTTCGACTCATGATGTCGAAAATACATCATTTTCCACATTAAATGGTATTTATTTATTATTTTAAATCATTTATTTTAGATATTGAATATTTTGATAATATAAATAAGAAAATTAATAAATCAAATAAATTATCGATAAATGAAAAAGAAACTGATTTAAGATTTAAAAATACTCAAAATAAATTATTTATCGAAACTCCAAATTATCAAGTTCAAATAATAAAAGATAATTTATCAGATATAATAATTTGGAATCCTGGTCAAGAAAAAGTATTTAAATGATTTATATTTTATTAAATGATTTAGTGCAAACAAATGAATGATTTAAATGAAAATGATTGGAAAAAATTTATTTGTTTAGAAACTGGAATAATATCAAATTCAAAATTATTGGCACCAAAAAAATCTTCAAAGCATCAATTGATAATATCTGAACAATTCTAAATCATTTATAAAAAATGAAATAATTATAATTTATAATTAATTTATTTTTTTGATTTCAAATAAATAATTTTTATTCACTTTCAACTCTTTTGGTATTTCCGAAGTAATAATGCTTCTAAATTCTTTGAAATCTAATTCAAATTTTTTTGATAATTCTTTTCCAATTAAAAAAATAATATTTTTTCCATAAGATTAAGCTTCAGCATCTGACATTTTGATTTCTCTATTTTTATAGATAAAATATGAATAGTTTGACATTTATATTTTCGAAAATAAAATTATTGAATAAATTTAATTTTATTAACATTTTTATTTAAAAATATTCAATTTCAAAATCATTTTTATTAATATATTTATCCATAAAAATATTTCATTTAATAAAATATTAATATTATTAAATTTATTACTTATGATTATTATAAATTGAATATTATTGAAAAAATAAATGGATCGGATTAGTATATGTTGTGTAATAGTATTAAATATAATATCAATATTTGGTTGGTTTTTTATTTATGTTGGTGGAAAATGTATTTATGATCATTATAAAAGTTGCAACTTACCTTCTTCAGCTGCATTATTTCTTGGATTCGATCTTCATTATTATCCGGATTTTTGAGTCTTTTTTTAATACTTCGTTGTATAATAAAAAAATCGAAATTAATAAACAAAATCCATTAATTTATTTATTAAATTTTTAATATTTATAATGAAATTTATTTTTATCTTTATTTTCATTCAATAAATAATTTATTTCTTTTTCATTTATTTGATTTTTAAATCTTTTCAATCTAATTTGAAGTTTAATTAATAAATTTTAATAAAATATCGAAATTTTAAATAATAAATTTAAATAATAAATAATAAATAATTAAATGATTTAAAAAATATATTAAATGATTTAAATTTTGAATTAATTATTCAAAAAATGTCTAAAGGAAATATTTGTTGGATAATTATTGCTATCTCCGTTTTCTTAGGTGGATGTTTTTCATTATTTTTTGGATCAAGATGTGTATATTATAATTATACTTTATGTGAATCTGAAGGATCTGCTATAGCAATGATTATTTCCGGAATTATTTTTATACTTGTTGGTTTTTGTTGTGGATTATGCAATTGTTTATATTGTATTACAAATAATTCTAGTCGAATACCTCTTTTGGATTAATTTTATAATAATATTCAACTAAAAAAATAAATTATTGATGTTAATAAAATTTATTTTAGAAATTCTTATTTTTTTAGATATTTATTAATCAATTTCCAATATTTCAAATTTTTTATAGATTTCTTTTTAGCTGCATATCTGAATGGACTTCTATTAAAATTAATTTGGATAATTATATCATGATTTAGTTCGGGAAATGGAATATCTTCATTAAAACATTCGATATCCATATATTCCTTTCTTTCATTCAAAGAAGCAATTATCGCATAATATCTTCCTTTTATAATATCGATATCGTCATTTTCATATTCATATTGTTGATTCATTATTCTTTAATTAATTTTGCGATTTATTAAATGATTTATTAAAAATAATCAAAACGACAAATTATTTAATATTAGATTGAATATAATCCCAATCAGATTTATTATATCTATTTGAATAATTATAATCTTTATAACATTTTCTTTCGCTTCCATCTTTGTTTTTATGAAATAAAAATGAACTTCCACCAGTACCAGAAATTGATTCCCATTTTTTTTCTTTACAATTATTACATACAAATCCTGGTGGACCACAAAACCATCCATCTTTTGATACTCCTGTTATTTTTTCATATTCTTTATATAATTTTTGTTTTTCTTCTTTTGAATTCTTTTGACAAACATCACAATTCCATTTAATATTTTTGGAATAATTTAAATTTATAAGAGCTTGATTCAAACAATCTAAACAAATAGTTCTTTTCTCTACTTCATCTTTCTCTACTTCATCTTTCTCATCCATTTCTTCACTATTTTCGATTTTCCAATTATAATATTCATTACATGGTTCTTTACATATATGACAAGTTTTATCTAAATTTGTGATATCTTTATTCATTGTTTATATTTTTTTGATTTTATAAAATGAAATAACTTTTTAATGATAATATGATTTATAATTTATAATATTAAATGAAATATTTATTTTTTAAATGAAATTGACAAAATAAAATTAATAAATATATTATATATAATATATTTATATGAATAATATTTTAATATTAATTAATTTATTTCTTTAATAAATTATTCGGATGGAGTAACTTCCCAATATTGAATTTCTTCAATTTCTATAGTTTTCCTTTTTTCTCCCTTTTTGTCTAATAGTTGATCTTGTCTTTCGGGTGATTTGGGTTTTAAATCTTGAATTTTTATTCTTTTTATATCTCTATTTTTGTTTATTTTTTCTTTATGTTGTTGATATTCTTCTGAAGTAATATTTTGGATTTTAAAATGTGATGGAAATTTTGACTGAAATTTTTCTAAACATATATCACACCATGCAGTTGGTGGAGTATCATCATCTTTTTTAGTACCAATTTTTCCACAAATCCAACAATTCATACTACATGTTTTTTCTTTATTAGAATTATAATTTTGTGGTATATCTATGTTTGTTTTTGATTCTTCTTTTATTTCTTGTTTTTCTATAACTTTTTCTTCTGAAGCTTTATTAGATTTATTAATTTCTTGTTTTTCTCCATTATTTTCCATTTTTACTAATTTTTACTCTTTAATACTCTTTAATTATTTTAATAAAAAATTGTTTTTTTAAAATTAAATCTAAATTATTTTATCTATTTAGTTTTCAGAAAAATCTAATAATAATTCATTATTATAAAATATTTTTCATTTAATAAAATATTTTTCATTTAATAAAAATTATAATTAAATCATTTATATTGTTTATAAATGATTTAATTCTTAAAATAATTAAAATTCAAATTTTTTCTTTTCAAATTTCTTCAACTTAAATCACTCTTCAAGAGTCATTCAAATAATTATTTTCAACATAATCTTTCGATAAATAATATGGATAAAAATAATAATATCCCTGAATTTAGAAATAAAATTACCAACTTCATAAAAGATTTTAATACAACAACTTCAAATGTTTCGAGCTGCCTTGAAAGATATGAAACATTACAAGAAAGATGGAGATCAAGAGATTTGAAATTTAATGATAATTTAAAAAAGATTAAAGATAAAGTTGTATTTGATATTGGTGGAAAATCTTTTGTAGTTCAAAAATCTACTATATTAAAATGGAAATGGTCATTATTTTTTGGTTTAATAGCACACGAAGAAAGTGAATTAAATCAAGTTTATTTCATAGATAGAAATCCAAAATATTTTGAATTAATATTGGATCAACTTCGTGATGAAAAGTTTAATTCTGAAGAATTATCAACAGATGCTCTAACTGAAATTATGGAAGAATTAGATTTTTATCAAATATCTATTAAAGATTTGCCATCAACCCCAAATAATTGGAATTTACCTAAAAATTTACATGATGTAAATCCACAAACTACTCATCCAAGAATTTATGAAAAAATGGTTGATGAATACGATAAAACATCTTCAAACTTGATAAAATTATATCTTGAAATTGAAAAAGAAAAGGAGATTTTAGAGAAACAAGAACAACAATTCGTTAAAATCCATGAAAGATTAAATGAAATTAATACAAAGACTAAATCTAAAATAACATTACAAGTTAGTAATGAAAAGTTTACTACTACTAAAATATCTTTAACAAGTTTCAAAAACTCTATTTTTGATGGAATTGATAAGGATTGGAAAAAAGATGATGAAGGAAACTATTTTATTGATAGAAATTCAAAAAACTTTGATCTTATTATTGATTATTTAAGATATGGTTATTTTAGAGATTTTGAATTAACAACTATTGAAAAAGATAAATTAAAAAAAGATATGGAAGCTCTCAAAATACCAATTCCACAAAATTTAGCATAATACTTTTTTTCTAAATATTGTATTTTCATTTCAAAAATAAATTTTTAAATTAAAAAAAATCATTAATTATTTTTTATCTTATAATTTTATAGATTAGATAATGGAATGTACAAAAGAAAACATGAAAAAACTATTTTATTTTTTATCATATTTTGTTTTTTCTTCAATGTATAAATTCGCAAGATCCTAACCATAATATTTTTCAAACATTTCTTGAACAGTTTTAACTTCAGGTTTTCTATATTCTTTTCCAACGTCTTTTTCTAAAACGAGAATAGAATCAACACATTCAAATGGTTTTTCTTTCCATTCTTTCATTGAAATTAACTCTTTATAATTATCAATATGACTAAATCCACCAATAACATCACAGTAAGATTCATTATACCAATGTTCATCTTCTATTTTTTTTAATCCTCCCCAATCATTAACTGCATAAAAATATAACCATGAAACTAATTTATGATTTATATGACATCCAAAATCTTCTTCCCATTGAATTTCTGAAAAATAAATATTTTTAATTCCTTCGTATTCAACACATTGTTTTTTTATTTCTTCTATATCTTTTTTTCTTTCTTCAGTTAATATATCCCATGGAATTAAAATTGATCTTGTTTGAAAACCACCTTCTTGCCCACAAAATACAAAATATTTGGGTGAATCATATTTTCTTTCATAATTTGGGATATCATCCATTTCATCCATTTCATTATAAAAAGGATTTTCATTTTCTTGAATTATCTTTTTAGTTATTTCATCTTTTTCTTTATTCAAAATTTCCATTAATAATTCTCTAGGTTTTCCATGATGTTTATCTGCCATGTTTATAAAGTGTAATTTCTAAAAAAGATGAAATTTATGTGGAATATAAATGATTTATTGAAATATTGAATTATTTTATAAATGATTTATTGAACTATTTAAATATTGAATTATTTTATAAATGATTTATTTATAACTATAAATACAAAAAAATAAATAATAATTTTAAATTATTAAGGCAAAGATATTGGTGTATTTTTAGGTAATTCATAAGAACCTAAACTATATGCATCTGGATTTTCTACAGAACCAAATGGAGTTGATGGTGTTGAATTTGTTCTTTCATATAAAGGACATGGTGTTAATATAGGTTTTGGTCTTATTAATCGATATAATCTTTTTGGTATAGAATTATTTATACATACTGCTAAAAATACTAATATCGGTTCTGTATGCAAAAATATATTACTTATAATAACAACAGATTCTGGTGTTAATATATCTAATGTAGTATATATTTGTTCTGGTAAAGAACCTAATCTCCATAATCCAGTTAATAAAACCATTGTTGCATAAAATAAAATTCTTGATTTTCTATTTTTATTTTGTGCTTGGGGTCTCTTTTTTGTATATTTGATTATCAATATTAAACAAATTAAAGCAAATAAAGTACATAAACAAAATGGAATAATTTGAAAAAATAATATCCATAAAGGAGGTTGAAATATATAACAATTTAATCCATCATCATTCATTAATGGATTATTCAATGAAACTATATTTGCTGCAAATGGTATTCCAGCATTTAAAATACTATATAAAATAATAACTAAAAGATAAATCCACCTTATTTTCTTTCTTTTATATGGATCCATTCCTGGTCGAAATACAGAAAATAAAATTTCTAAACAAATTGCACTTTGTACTAATCTAGAAGTAAAGTAAAATCCAAATTGTCCCACATATTCAATTAAACAATTCGAAAGATAAAATGATAAAATTGTTGTTAAAGATCCAATTAATGTACAAATAATATAAATAATAATAAGATTATGTACAGGTGTTTTAATTTTTAATAATATAGTAATAAAAATTAAACATAATTGAAATATAAACGATATCACTATTAAAGAAATCTCCCATGACGGTAATACCATATTGTTTTATATTGTTTTATATTGTTTTATATTGTTTTATATTGTTTTATATTGTTTTATATTGTTTTATATTGTTTTATATTGTTTTATATTGTTTTATATTTCAATGGTTTAAAAAATTGATTTAAAGTACAAAGAAAAAATTAATATGATGGGATTAAAATCACCAAAAAAACTTTTTTTTCCCATAGAATAAGAACATTTTTTTTATGATATAAAATCGAATTTTATAAATCATTTATTAATATAATATTTATATTTATTTACAATGAAATTTAAATGATTTAATAAATTAAATTGATATTTTAAAATGAAATTAATTAAATGAAAAAAACTGAAAAGGAATCTACTTTTTCTTATCATAAAAATTGTGATTGTAGTGTATTAAAAAATAGTTTTTTATGTTTAGTTGAATTAAATTTAAAAACATCAAAAGATAAATTAGATATGCTTTGTTTTGGAATGACTCCACCATTAAAAAATGCAAAAAAATGTTTTTGGAACTATATTGCATATTCTATTTCTGAATTTAGTGAATTTTATCGTAAAAATAATGATAATATAAAATACACATGTATTTTAGTTATTGGAAAAAATGCATATTTATTTGATAAATGTATTATTTTCAAAAATTTGAAATTTGATAATCTAAAAATTATATCTGATGATATTTTGAGAGATGAATTATTTATATCTTGGGATGAAATAAATTTAGAATCAGTATTTAAAGATTTGCAAAATAAAGTTCCGAAAATAAATATTTATCCAAAAAATAAAAAAAAATAAATAATTTTATTAAAATTCAAATGTAATTTCATAATCAAATTCATTATTATTGTTATCAATTAATTTTATTCCACCAGATTTAGCTTCATCATAAATTGAATTTCTTAAATCATTAATAAATTTATATAAATCATGAGTTCTTGGTATTTTTATCCAATTTTTAGAATTTGTTGAACATTCTATACCGGAAGGTATAAATCTAAATATTTTTCCAGATGAAATATCTATAAATTTGTAATTTTTATTTTCTTTTAAATTATATTTATAATATATTATTTCATTATAATCTAAATGTGAAACCTTTAATATAACAACATCTTTATTAGGTTTATTTCCCATATTTTATCTATCAAGATATAAAATTAAAAATATATATAAATTATAAACATCATAAAAAAAAATTAATTTGAAAATACTATCTTGAAAATATTTTTTAAAGATATTGGTTTAAAATATTGGTTTAAAAATAATTATCATATAATCTATTGGTTTTTAAATAGATAATTTCTTATTTAAATTCTTTTTTTCATGGAAAATAATTTAGATGAAAGACCTTCTTGGTCAAAAGCAAGAGCTTTATATAATCAATTTCTTTCAAATAGTTCTTCTGGAAATAAATCTTCAAATATAAAAAAAATAAAATTGGAGATTGTTGTCCATTCTTTCGAATTATTGCCACAAGGATATTGGGTACAATTAGATAATTATTGGTGTAATGGTGAAAAAATTTTAGGTTTTTTTAATTTTTCTTTTAGAAATTTACAATATGATGATAATTTAGCAATATTCAAATATTCACAACGGAAAAAATTATTAATTGAAGTACAATTAATAAATTTACGTGATAATATTTGGTTTGCTTCACATATTATATAAAAAAATAAAAATATATTTATTTAAATTCAAATTTATTAGAGTTTTGATTTATTTTATCTGAAGGATATTCTCCTTTTCCATGTCCTTCATATTCCATTCTAATTTTATAATTATTATAATCATATTTTTCTTACATTTTATCGATAATTTCTAAATGACATAAAAACATTCTTCTACAACAATATCTTTTTATTCTCATAGAATCTAGTGCAACTCTATAAAATTATTATAAATGTAATTTTTTTACCCTTCCTCATATCCAGAATCTAAATAAACATTATATTCTTTCCATCTTCTAGATATTTCTCTTCCACATGTAAAACATCTCATAGGAACAATCATTTTTCTTATTTTTATATAAATTATTAATGATTATTTTTTCAATAAAAATAGTTTTTGATATATTATTATTTTTTAATTCTAAAAAAATTTTAATTTTTATTTTGAAAAAAATTTTATTAAATTTTTAAATAAATAATCTTTTTCTCTTAATTGTGGATCATATGGTTTTATTATTAATCCATATGTTTTTCTTGTAAAATGATTTGTTAAATCATCAATTAACCATATTTTTTCTAAAGTTAAATTTTTCCATTTTTTTAATGCATCTTGTGAATATCGTTCATTTAACCATTTAGCTTTTTTATTTTCAATTCCTTTTATGGAACTAGAAATATTTTTTCTTACAATACCAGAATCCTTATCTATTGAACAATTTCCAAAATGAAAAACCCAATCTGGTTGATATCCCATTGGCATTAAAAATTTTTCAACTATTGAATGCGCATAATCTTTTGATCCGGATGTCCAAACTCCCCAACCTTTTACTCTTGGTATAATAAAATTTAGAAATTCTTCTATATTAGGTCTTGGAAACCAAAAAAATGTATTTTGATCATTCGACGTTATAACTTTACAATATTTTTTATCAAATAATTTTGTCCATTCTTTATCATCCTCAATACTTACGGCATAACCCATTGTTTCATCAATATCAAGAAAAAAATATTCCATTTCATTTAAATATGGACATGATAATCTAAAAAATTCATTCATTTTTTTTATTTATAATAAAATTATTCAATTTTTTATTATTATTATTATTATTATTATTATCAGCTCTATTTATTTTAACATTAATTTAAATTCAAACATTACCTTTTTTCATTTTTGTAATATTTTGGCATTAATATTTTTTTTAATTCATTAAACATTTCATCATGTTCCTTTTTTTCAATATCCACATCTTTGTTTTCACTGTTTTTATTCATTTTTCAAATAAATAAAAAAATTTATTTTAATATTAAATCATTTAACTTATATCTTAGATATAATTCAAAAATATAATGGTGATAAGAAATTACAAAACTCTCCCCCCCAGAATTGTAACAATATAACCACAACCAAAGATCAAAAACAAAATAATAATTCAAGAACTATCACATTTAATAATAAAATTTATACACCTTTATGGGATAAGCTTAGCGAAAAAGAAAGGAATGAAATAAATCTTGAATTTAAAAAGACTGAAGAAAATCAAAAAAACTTTTCAAATTATTAATTTTTTAATATTCATAAAATTAAATCTATTTTTTTTTATAAAATAAAATTTATTTATTATTCAATCATTTTTATTTCTAAATTTTTATATTATCAAATTAATCAAATTAAAAAAATGAATGAATTGGATGGACCAATTATGAATGAAAAATGGATTCAGGATAATCCAAATCATTATCTTGCTTTAACTTCAAATTTACATAAAGATAAAAATCTATTTATTCATACTTGTTGCGAAATAACAGTTGAAGCTTTAAAGAAAAAATATTTTGGAGATAAATTTAAATGGGAATTAATATCTAATTTTGATCTTAATTATGAATCTTTTTGGATTACATTTGGAGAATCTTATGATAATATTGAACATACATTATTAATACATGATAACCATATATTTCAATCTTATTTCAATCAATATTCATTAAAAATAATCAAATTTACTGATAAATATAAGGAATATTTTTTAAATAATAATTTAGAAAAAATACAAAATATAAAATTAAATCCAAACAATAATCTTCATAAATACTTTATCTGGGCACCAAAAAGAATATATAAATAACAATAAATTTCATAAAATTAACTATTTTATTCTAATTTCTATTCTAATTTCTATTCTGTTTTCTATTTTCGTTTTCATTTTGATTTCCATTTGCATAACTTATTTGATTTTTGAAATTTCCTTGTTTATTATATAAAAAGTAAAGAATTTTCCATTTTAATTCTATTTTATAGCTTCCTTCTTTCAATCCACAATATTTTTTATTCTACTTTCTATTCTATTTTCTATTTTCGCTAATCTAACATCCGTCGGTTCGATTCCTGGTAAAAATTAATAATTTTTGGAATAATATCATATTTTGATTTCAAAACAATTATGGGTTTATATTTTATTAATAATTCGTAATTGAATTTATTTTTTTGACTTGGTTGTTTTTTCAAATCAAAAATAGCAAAAAAGAACCTTTTTATGCGTTTTTTATGATAAAATAGGGTAATATTTGACAACATTAGTTAAAACAGTGGGTATTTTTACAATAATAAGTTTTTTAGATAAATTTTACTTTTTCGATTTCAATTTAGTTCTAAAAACTTTTTTATAAAACATATTTTAAAAAAAGTTGATAGAATTATTTTTATAAATTATTTTCTCAACAACTTTTTTTAAAAGATCATATCAAATTTTAATTTTTACAATTTGATCTGTTCGAATTAAAAAAAAACATAAAAAATTGTAAAAAATTGCTTTATTATCAAATTCCTGATCAAAATAGGCTAAAAAATATATTTAAGCTGTTTTTGAGAAAAACTTTATTTTTAAAACATTAAGATATTGAAAATGAGGGAAAAATGCCCATTTTTTGAATATAAATAATTATTTTATATTTTCAATAAAATTTTAATAAAAATCTTAAACGATAAATTTAAATTATATAAAAACTAATTTTCATAAATCATTTATTTTCAATAAATCATTTAATTTCTATAAATGATTTATTTATAAAAAATTAGTTTTTTATTTAAAATTATTCGAATAATTCAAAACGAAAATATCTTAAACAATGAAATTATTTAAAATAAATATTAAATCATTTATTATATTAAATCATTTATTATATTAAATCATTTATTATATTAAATCATTTATTATATTAAATCATTTATTATATTAAATTTTAAAACCCTTTTGAAATATATCGCAAAGCAATTAGTTTCAGAAAAACAGATTCCATAGGAATTAAATTATTTTTATAAATCATTTAATAATTCTATTTGAAATCCTAATGCAAAGTAAATGATTTATAAAATCAAATATTAATGAAATATTTTTTAATAAAATATTCTTTTTCGTTTTATTAATTTAGACCATTTACTTTTATGAAATTAATTGAATCTAGCTACTTTCTAAAATAAATATAACATATATTATATAAATTATTTTTAAATGATTTATATTGAAAAGCAATAAAATTAAATTAAAATATTTATTCTATCTTGCATTTTCATTAATTCTATTGGAGTGTTTTATTAATTAGTTTCATAGAAACAGATTCCATAGGAATTAGTTTCATAGAAACAGATTCCATAGGAATTAAATCATTTATGACAAATTAAATCATTTATTAAATATTTTATTAATTTAGTTTTAAAACGATCGATATTATATTATTTTTAAAGTTTT